ATAAATCATTTACATATGCTTTTGCAACTCGATATGGAGTTTTATCTGAATTAGGATCTTCTCTCCAATTCACTTTTAATGCATCTAAAAATTTACCAAATGCTAATTCTGCATCTGCAATCATTGCTAATTTTTCTTCTTCTGTTAAAGGTCGGCCTTCTGCTGCTCCATTAGCATAACCTGCCTTTACTAGTTCTATATTTATTTTTTTATCCATTGTACATTGCTATTTCTGATTCTCTAACTAATATATATTTTTCTCCATTTATTTCAACTTCATTATCGCCTTTCAATAATCTTGAATGTAATAATACTTGGTCACCTTTTTTAACTGTCATTGAAATTCTATCACCTGTTTGCGTAAATAATCCATCACCTGTTGCAATAACTTCTGCTTCGCTATAATTATTTACAGTACTTGTAAGTATAATTCCACTCTTTGTAGTTTCTTGACCTTTTTCTGCTTTAAGTAGAACTTGGTCTCCCATTGGTTTCATTTTCATGTTTTTCTCCATTTTTTATTATTAAACGTAACTTATCTATTAAACTTAACACATCATCAGGGTCCATTGTAATTGCACAACAAACCTCTACATTTTCTTCTATTGCATCTAATAGTTTTAACGCTTCTTTATACTCCACGTTCTGTATTATATGCTATTATATGGTCTCTTCCAGATATATTATAACCATGCTCTGCTACCATTTCAAATACTATTGGATACATTTTTATCAATGTTTCTCTTGTATCTCCGGCCGGCATTATATAAGTTTTATCTTTTGGAATACCTAACTCTTTCCTATATTCTTCAATTTCTTCTAGATTTTCTTCAGTACCATCCCATACAGGTTTATAATGATAATCTGTATGAAATTCTATCATTTGTTTTATAGCTTCTGTATTTTTTCTTTTTCTATTATGAACCTTAACCATTCTTTCATCAACTATTTTTCCGCCTGGTGTTCTTGCTCCTATAACTGGAACTGAATTACTAAATTTTGGACTTAATGATATAAGTCCTAACGGATAATCTGTTTCTACAAATACAGAACCTTCAGTTTCAATTGTAATTAAAATATTTCTTTTATTTGCAAAATGAGTTAATTCATTTACTAATGCTGGATGCATAGTTGGAGAACCTCCTGTTAACATCATTTCTGTTACCTGTGGATTCTCATCATATATCTTAATTATGTCATTAAAAGTAAATGTACCTTTTTCTGGATGTATTGACGTATACCAACTATCACACCAACCACCTTCGCCAAAATAACATCTATGAGTACAGCCTGTTGTTCTAACAGCAATAGTTGGCCGACCAAACCTACTTCCTTCGGATTGTACACACCTGTATACTTCTAATACAGGTAAGACCTTATCATAATCTTCTATTCTTTTATTCACTATATATAGCTGTATTTTTATTATGTTCCATAAATTCAACCTGAGTAACTCTTACTCTATCATTAGTTTCATCTTTTACAAAATTACTTAGTTTATGAAATATAAATTCTGCAAACTTTTCTGCTCCAGTTGCTTTTACTTCTCTTAATTGTATAACTCCAGCATGATCCAATGCCTTAAATGAAGCAATTCGTGGATCATCTTCTGCTACAATAACAGTATGATCAAACATATAATCCATCCATGCTTTTGGTTGCATTCCATCGATAAGAGTTTTGGCTCTTTTCATTCCACCAAAATCCCATACCCAATTTCTATGATCTAATTCACCTTCAAATGTTACTCGGAATGATACTCCATAACCATGTAGAAATCTACAATGAGTTGTTTCAGCTTTCCATTGCCTAAAACAACAACTGAATCCATCAAATATTTTAGTTGATTGATATTTTGACATTAGTTCCTTTTTTTATTTGGCCAATCCCAAGAATGTGTCCATGCTAAGTAATATTTCTTTCCATGAAGTAAATGTGATGCCGCATAACTGAAATCTCCTGAAAAGTCATCCATCCAATCTTCCATAGTATCATAGTTGTTAAATAATGCAAAATTGCTTGCATTCCTATAATATGATTCAAATGATCTACCTGAATGTTTTACGGATCTATTGTTAATGGTTTCAATTACCATAGTTTTTAGATATTCTCTATCATAACTAGGCATTCTGTTAAATTCAAATGTAATATCAATATCCTTAAATCTAACTACTTGGTTTTTTAAACTTGCTTGTCTTGACATAACTTAATTTTTAATTTATTTAAATATATAGAATTATTTTCAAAGTTCCAAATCTTTTTCCATGTTTTCTATAGTTGAAATAGCTCTCTTAAAAGTATCATTACTCATCATCACACAAGCCTGAAAAGCTCCTGATGTTGCAGCATATGAATCTTTATGTTTTTCTGAAATTTTTTCTATATCGTTTCCATCAATTCGGAATTGTAAATCTCTTTTTAGATATTTTAAGTCTATCTTAAGACTATGAATTGCATTAATTAGCTCGTTCTTTGTCATATTTTCTACTTTTTATTTATATATAAAGATAAGAAAAAAATCTCAGACTACCAAATCTTTTGGCAGCTTTTTTACAAAAATCCGTAATATAATTTTTCAATCCAACACATTTATACAACCTCACATGATCCTCCAGCACAAGCCAATTCACCTTTAAGATCTGTCTCATCTTCTTCTTCAATTATATTAGATAAATTTACTGCTGATAAAGACTCTAGCATATATTCATATCGATCTTCTGATATATCTTCAAATGGTGCTTGAGTATAAGTTCCTCCATCATAAGGTAATACCGATAAACCATTATAATGATCTTTATTTTCCCACATCCATTCTCCTGCTGCATCCCATTCATGCTCTCTTAATGATATTGTCGCTGATACATTATGAGAATTAGATCCAGCTCTATGTCCTGGTTTTATCCATTCTTGAGCTACTTTTTTAACTCGTTCTAAAAGTTGAAAAGGAGATTCAGTTCTCATTATAGATCCTTCTGGTGCTTTTTGTGGTACAGATATTACAGCTGTATCATGTGGCCTAAAGTATTCATCTTCAACTAATTCTGGATGCTGTACTGATAAGTATTTATATATTGATTCATTTTTTCCAACTCTAATTCTTCTAATATAATAATCATTATGCCAAGCATGAATACCTGATGATGTTCCTAATGTTAATGAAGTTGTTCCTGCTGGTTTGACTGTTGTGCATCTTGCTGCTTTATTTATTCCTATCAGTTCAGCTACTCTAATATTTTCTTCTTTTACAATCTTTGCTGCAGCTTTCATATCATATCCTAATACTGTTCCTGAACCTATACCGGTCATACTAACACCTATCAAAGCATCTTTTTCAGTAGTTCTTTGCCAAACAGGTCTTAGATAATGAAAATCTGTGTATCCTGCTTGAAGTGTTCCTATAAACGCAGCTGCCTTTACTCTTTCATCAAAATCTTCTTGTGATTCAATATTTGAAACATTTACTTCACAAAGATTACAAAATTGAAAAGGTCTTAATGCTATTTCACAACAAGGATTTGTTCCCCAATCTTTATCATTTGATAAATATATTCCTGGTTCACCTGCTCCTGATAATTCAACACGTTTCCATATATCTAAGAAAAATTCTTTTGTTATTTTATGCCTCATTAAAACTGCAGAATTATTAGCTCTTCCTCTTTGCGGATTCAATTCCCACCAATTTCCTGATTTACAAGCAATCATTTCATCATCATGCGCACTAAATAAACTAATAAGAGCTGCTCTACGAATACCACCAGCTAATACAGCATCAGCAATATGACAAACAATATCATGTACTTCAAGTGTTGATAATTTATCTCCATCTTGTTTTTCTTTTAGTAATCCTTCTATTTTTACTAAACATTCTTTTAATGGCTGTGGTCCTGGAGCTTTACCACCTGACGTTACTAATCTTGCTCCTTTTGGTCTAATATCTGTATAATCGAATTGTAATTTTGAACCTCCAAAGAAATATGATTTCATTAATATTTTAACTGCATCTGCCCAACCTTCAATTGAATCTGCAATTAAATATCTTCTACTTCTTTTTGGATTAGGCTTTCTTATTTCAGGTAATTCATCAACATGATGTTTTTGAACTGAATACCCTACACCTGTACCTCCTAGTAATAAAAACATTGTTTCTGAAAACGCTCTCCAATCATCTATTGGAACATATGCACAATTGTAAACTCTATTTGGTGATATTTCAATTGGCTTGCCCGCAAACTGCATTGACCTCATTGAAGGAAGTACTTTCATCTTTAAGTTCTGGATATTTTTTTAAATGCATTTTTCTATTTCTTGTAACTAACTCAGTCCAAGTCTCTCTTCTATTTTTATTTGGTAAAAATTTTGCGTACTTCATATATACTGTAATTTCTGATAGTATTTTCGTAGATTTGTCCATAGGAATTTGTCTTTTTAAATTAAATTTTTGTGTATAAAACGTAAAAAAGTCGTAACCTTTATTGTTCGTTTCATCTTATTTTCATATATAAATATGGTGTCAGCATGCATTCCAGTTCAATTTTGTTAAAAAAAGTTAAGCTTTTTTATTCAAAACCTTCATTAGAAATTTCTTTAAATTTACGTGCTAATAATTTTCTCGTAAGCTCATTGCCACCATCCATTTGTTTTTGTGTCTCCTTGCCTCCTACAGATGTTTCTGCGTATAAATGAAATTGTCCATTGGAGGTATTCATTTTTGATGGTAATGTAATTCCATCAGGTCCAAATCTGTTTTTAATAACATGCCATCTTCCAGTACCTGCTAATTTATCTGCAACCTTTCTTGATAATGATAGTACAAAATCTGCAACCATTACTTTACCATATGATTCTGATATTTTACTTGCATCAATAATATCTTCTTCTAGTGCCGATCTATTTGCTTGCGATGCAGTCCAAACTGGTATTTCATATTCTCCAGCCATACCACGAAGATCTTCATATATACCTTCCAACTCATGTCTTTTTTCTTGGCCATGGCCTCTCAATAGATCTGCATAATCAACTATAATAACATCAGGTTTTTTACCTTGCATTATGCATTTTTCAACATGACTTCTTATACCCATTACTGAAACTGATTTGGTTGGATAATGTTTAATAATTAATTCGCCTTTTAATTTAGATAATTGTTCTTTTATATCTTCTTGATAATGTTTTAAATTTTGATTTGCAATACCAGTAATAACTGAATCATATCTTAATCCAACATAAGCTTCATTCAACTCTAATGTATAATGTAATACTGTTTTACCTTTCTTTACTGCATCAGCTCCTACATTCATTAATGCCCAAGATTTTCCAATACCAGCTGGCGCAACCATAACTCCTAATTCTCCTTTACCTAAACCACCATCTGTCAATTCATTAATAACTTCCCATGGAGTTGCTTGAACGTCTCTAACTGCTTCTGTATATCTTTCTTCTATACTAGTCATGTAATCATGTCCAATATCTTTATCTGCTCCAGCCTTTAATGCTCCGTCAACTTTTGCTTTAATACCATCATAATCACCATTTTTTAATAATTCTACAGATAACAAAATAGCTTTTTTAATCTCTTGATTTTTACAAAAGTCTAATGCTTGGTCTTTAATATACTCTAAATCTTCAGATTCTGTATATTTCCAAGCATCTTTAAGATGAGATATAACCTGTTCTTTTAGTACATCATGGTCAACTTTTTCAAGTTTAACTTTCATTACTTCTAAAGTAGGTGATGATTTATATTCTTTATGATAATCTAAAATTGTATCAATAATCCAAGCGTTTGCATCTGATTCAAAATATGATGATAACATTATATCAGAAATTTGCTGTAGAAAGCTTTTATCTACAAGTAATGCTGTTATTACTTTTATTTGAAATGCGTAACCGTACGAACTTAATCTATCTGTCATACTTTAATATAATAATTTTTTTTCTAATATCCTAATCTTTTTGCATATGAATATATGCGTTAAGAGTATTGAAAGATGTTGCAAGCCAAGTATCTAAGTCTTTTATAACTGTATACATTTTATCTTGCATAAACATTTTCTTAAATTGGAATGTATTTAATTTATCTACAGAGCCTGTTACTTTATCATGTATCATCATCTTCAAACTACCAGCTATATCAACTTCTTTTAATTGCATTAAAGAGCGGTTCAAGTTAACCTGGTCCTCTGATTCAATAATGGACTTATAAATTTTGTAGCGATCCTTTCCATTTTCAGCATGTTCTAATATTTCTTTAAGATCTACATGTCTATCTTCTGTAACCATAGGAAAATATTTAATGAGCGATTTTAATGCCACACCTTTTACGCCTGGAATGTTATCTGATTTATCTCCTAGAAAGGTTCTATATAATAAATAATTAGATGCGTTAATTCCAAATTCATCTCGCATTAATTCTGGAGTATACATTTTCTTTTTAATAGGACTCCAAACTGATATTCTATCATTTACTAATTGTAAAAAATCTCTATCTGTTGAAACAATCTGTACTTTTTGATTTGGTTCTGTGTATACTTCATTTGCTATATATGCTATACTATCATCAGCTTCAATATTATCTACTGCTAGCATTGTTATTGGTAAACAATTTAAATATTCAATTAATCTACCAAATTGTTTTTTCATAGATTCTGATTCATCTTCTTTTGAAGCAAATTCTTGATATCTGTTAAATTTTGTACTAACAGCTCTATTTGCTTTATAATCTGGATAAATCTTTTTTCTACGTTTTGAACCACCCTTGCCATCAAAACAAATAATAACTCTAGTTGGTTTTAGAAGACGTATATTGGCGGCTATAGATCTTAAAAATCCAGTAACACCACCAATATGATCTCCATCATCATTTAATGCAGGAACTGCAGAAAATACTCTAATAAAGGTGTTGAGACCATCGAGTATCAATATCTTACTATTAATATCCGATGGTCCACCTTCTCGATGTTCCTTGACAACGTCTTGAAAAAGTTTTTGATATCTGTTAAGATTCTTCATTCACGAATTCTTCATCTATTTCGACATCATCAATTCCAATATTATCACCTGGTTTATATGTTAATATATACGCGTCACAAATAGCATTATATATCTCATCCTTCAATTCTGGATCTGTTTCAAGTTTACCTTGAAAGTCTTTTGATAAGAATTTTACTGCCGTACCATCTGTTTTTGTATATGTATACCATGCACCAGCTGTACTCACCAATTTGAATTGTTTCATAACATTTAACCAACCACCAAAATTATCAATTCCACTTTCAAAGTAAATATCGTAATCGATAGTCTTTAAAGGCGGACCCATTCTATTTTTGATAACTTGGCATCTAGTTTTAATACCAACAGTTTGATCAACACCATCTTTTTTGACTTTGATCTGTCCTACTGATTTTAATCGTAACCGTACTGATGAATGAAATGGAATTGCTTTTCCTCCACTTGTTGTCCACGGATCACCAAATGCTACACCTAGTCTTGAACGAAGCTGATTAGTAAACAATAAGGCAATTCGTTGTCTACCAATTAGATTTGTAATCTTACGCATACCTTTTGATAATATGATAGCTTTACTGGTTGCCCAACCATCTTTATCATAATCTGCTGCTTGTTCAATTTTTGTTGAAGCTCCCATTACTGAATCTACTACAATTGTTACCAATCTATCTTTGTTAGATTTTCTAACTGATTCAATAATACTTTCAATAGCTTCAAAAATATCCTCAATAGCGTCTAATGGAACATAGAGCATTTTTTCCAGGTCTAATCCGATTGCTTCTAAAAATTCTCTGCTAACCGCATTTTCAGTATCGATATAAACAGCTAATCCTCCTTGCTTTTGCGTATCTGCTAAAGCATGAGCTGCTAGTAAAGATTTACCTGAAGCTTCTAATCCTGTTATCTCAGTTATTCTGCCAACTGGAAAACCGCCACCTTTTCTATTTGAGATTGCTAAGTCTAACATTGAAGAGCCTGTACCAACCCAGCCGCCTACTTCACTAGGTGAATCTGTATCTCCATCTAAAAAATATGCAACTTTATAGTTGGTATTTTTAAATTTCTTATTTAGTCCTTCTCTGATACTTTCACCTAATGCAGCTGCTAGTTCGTCTGCTTGTTCTGCTTTACTTTTCTTTGCCATATAAATAACCTCTATTAGTCGTTAAATAAATCATCAAATGCTGCGCCTACATCATCAACTTTGTTTACGCCTGCAGTAACTGGTTCTTTCTTTTCTGTAGTTGATTCAGCTGGTGTAGATGATGGATCTGTAGTTTCTTCTCCTTCTGGGTTTAACCAATTAGCTAAAGCTTCTTTTAATTCATCATATGATGGCTCTTTGAAAATATCTGATAGATTTGGTTGATTATTTGATACCATATCTAAAACATTTTTATCCTCAGTTAAAGCAGTAACATTAGGTTTTACTCTAATTGCTGTTTTTGGAAATTGTCCTGGACCATCTGCTGGAGTAAATTCTACAAGAATATCTCTACCATTCATTGGATCTGTAATATCACCATAATCTGGATCTGCTATTACTCCTAAAAGTTCTTGATAAACCAATTTACCAAATCCCCAAAATTTAACACCTTCTGATTCTTTACCTCTAACTAATACAGGAACATAAGTTCTCATTTTAGGTTCCATTTTCTTACCTAATTTCCATTCATCTGAATTACCCGAAGATTTTAATTTTTCAGAAAATTCAACTACTGGATCTGGACGACCATGAGTTACTGGTGATAGAAAGTTTTTCTTACCTAAGTCATAATGAAAGTATAATTCGTTAAACGGATTATCTTTACGATGTTGATAAGGTACAATTCTAATGATTTGTTTGCCTGGTTCAGGCTTCCACAGATTTGAAGTTCTGTTGTTTGTTGTTTGTAGTTGATTAAGTTTAGCCTTAATCGCGTCTAAGTTAATTGCCATTTTTTTCTCCTATTTTTTAATGGGTTAATAATTATTTATTAATATAACAACTTTATTTCATTTAACCTAATGTTTATCGAAAAAAGTTGCAAAAAAGTTTTTATTTGTTAATTTTCAATTTTTATTTGTTTCTTTTAGAAGTGCAAATATCCTTCTTGGTATCCATCTACCAACATTACCATAGATGTATCTCGTAGATAACCACCTCCTGCTTCATAATATAATTGGTCCATTATTTTATCTAATGGCATATTAATTTTAACATCTGGATATATTTGGCCAGTTCCGTTAATGCCAGATATCCAATCTTCCATGGTTTCGTAATTATTGTATAATATATCTTCAACAAATTTACTAATCTGTGCAGGCGAAGCATTTGGTTGATTTTCTATTTCTTCATTTTGTTCAGAATATAGTATTCCTTTTAGTTGATTCTTTCTTGCATAAACCTCATATGCTTTAGCAACTTCTATATGCCAATTTTCATCATATTCTTCTTTAAGTAA